GTGATGGCATTTCTGTGGTTGTTAATGTTACACTAGCCGCACCACCAGTGGCACCCACTGTATATGAACTTCCAGAACCAACTATGAACCTATCTCTGAGATCTGGTGTTCCATTTGAACCATCACAGAGAGACCAACCGCTAGGTATTGTCGCACTGTTCCACATTATAATGGCACCTAGTGGTACTAAATACCCCTTGACACCACCATCATAATATGACCCTGAAACATTCACATCCCCCTCAACATGTAGTTTATAAGCTTGTGCTGTTGTTGTTCCTAAAGTCACGTTTCCAGTAGGTTGCATCCTCATTTTAGAATCGTTATTTAGTCTAAAATCTATATATTGCCCGGATGCCGCATTCATTATAGTTCTACCATCCGTATATTGTAATAATGCATAATCAGTCGTCGTATTTCTGTCTATGTGTGCGAATGAAGCCCAATCACTGTGTCCGCAATAACCCACCGCGGCTCTTCCAAAAAAAGATGCGTTATCTGTATCGTTTCCTACAAAAACTTGGTTATTCACTGTGACGTCTCCATTGAAAGTTGAAGTTCCATTGACGTATGCATTTCCATTGAAATACGGATTACCATTTAAATACGTTCTACCATTGACATATAATTTATAGTTTTGTGCTGTTGTTGAACCTATGGTCACATTTCCCGAGGGGTGCACTACGAGTTGTTCCGAGTTATTTATGTCTAAACCAATACGTTGTCCCGTTGCTGCGTTGAGGATTGTGGTTCCCGTGCTTGATTGTTTGAGAGCATAATTTGTTGAACTATTCATATCAACATGAGAAAATGAGGCCGTATCTGCGACACCTGGTATATATCCAACGGATGCATATGAAAACACGGATGTTTGATTTTTATTTTTCGCAACTTCTATTAAATCAGAGAATGTTGCCGAACCGTATACATTCATTGTAAAATTATTGTTTGTATCTGGGTTCAAATCACTATCCACTGGGCTAGATTGGGAATAACCAATTATGAATGTTTTTTCATCCTCTCTATATCCGAATGCCACATTTGATTTACTTGGACCACCTCTGTATAATAAAAGACCCATATCGAGAGTACCAAATCTATTGTTATTACCATAAAGAACAATAGCATCATCAACGACTACATTATTGGCCGTTAGTGTTGTGAAATCACCAATAACATTCAAGTTGCCGTATATTTCTACATTACCCGTAGATGTCAGTTGTAATGCGTTATTTGTAATGACTTCATTATTTGGTGTTAATGTCAAGATTGTTGAAAATTCATTTTGTGTCGCTAATTGTCGGATTGGTTTTACAAAGAACCCATTATCTCTATTTGTTGAGAAATATGTTCCAGTTGCGTTTATTACTATTGAGTTATTTCCAGAAACATTCGCATCTTTACCTATGGCAACAGAATTTGTTCCACGAGCGATAGTTCTACTTCCCACCGCGATGGAGTAACTTGCTTGTGAGGTCGAACCCGCTGTATAACCTATGGCAATCGCATTAGCCCCTTGATTTTGTGTGGCCGTTTGATAACCAATTGCTATTGCCCCCTGTCCTTGATTACAAAGGCCTGCTTGGTGTCCTATCGCAAATGCTAAATCATTTTGAGAACTCATGCCTGTTTGAAATCCCAACGCGAAAGCGTTATCTCCTTGTGAAGTCATACCTGCTTGGTAGCCAATCGCAAGGGCATCATTCCCCTGTCTTGTTAAGCCCGCTTGGTATCCCATTGCAAATGCGTTATTTCCTTGTGAAGTCATAGCGGTTTGGAAACCAATGGCTGTGGCACGAATTCCTTGTCGTGTCAAGGCGGCTTGGTATCCTAATGCGTATGCATTATTTCCTTGTGAAGTCATACCCGCTTGGAAACCAATGGCTATGCCGTGATTTCCTTGTCCTGACAAGGCGGCTTGGTATCCTAATGCGTATGCATTATTTCCTTGTGAAGTCATACCCGCTTGGAAACCAATGGCTATGCCGTGATTTCCTTGTCGTGACAAGGCGGCTTGATGTCCTAATGCGTATGCGTAACTTCCTTGGGAAGTCATACCCGCTTGGAAACCAATGGCTATGCCACGGTTTCCTTGGGAAGTCATACCAGATTCATAACCTATAGTTATGGAATTAGAACCTTGGTCTTGATACCCAGCGCGATAACCAACGGCTATAGAAGAGTCTCCTTGATTTACATTTCCAGAATAATGTCCTATGGAGACAGAACGGTCTCCTTGATTGCTAAATCCAGCATTGAAACCCACTGCGATTGCACTCGAACCTTGAATGGAATGCCCTGCTTTGAAACCTATAGCGACAGATTGATTATTTTGACCCATAAATCCACTTTCAAAACCAATGGCGATGGCATTTGCCCCTTGACTAGAAGCACCCGATAAAGTTCCTAAAGCAACCGAATCTGTTCCTTGTAGTGTCATACCGCTTTTAAAACCAATGGCGATAGAACGTCTCCCTTGGCCGGAATATCCAGCAGTATCACCCATAGCGACTGCGTTTGAACCCTGATCTAATGAAGCGGCATTTGACCCTAAGCAAACAGAATACCCACCTTGGTTACACAGACCACAACGGAAACCGAGAGCCACGGAGTGCATGCCCTGATTTTCATTACCAGCACCATCACCTATAGCAACGCTTCGAGAACCTTGGGAAATCTCACCACTTTCAGAACCTATGGCGACAGATTTACGTCCTTGGTTTGAATTACCAGCACGAAGACCGAGTGCCACTGCATCACTCCCTTGATTAAGTTGTCCCGCTTGGTTTCCTATGGATACACGATTAGGGTTAGAAGAACCAATAGCGTGTAAAGGACCACTTGGAGAAATTGAACCAATAAATATAGATGATCCAGGATTAGCATCGATTATCAAATCACCCTCCATTTTTATATTTGAATTTACACTCAAACCCAAAGATGGATGATTAAATGTCGCAACATTTGTAGTCACATTTCCGTTATTGACAATATTTTCAAGGTTTGAAGGTAAATTATATAATTGACTTCCATCAGCAATAATGTAATAACATTCAATATTACCACTTGTTTTTATAGTAGTTTCTTCAATATCTGTGAAATAAATGTTAGAACCAATATCTAAAGTGTGGACAGGATATTCGTTTGCTATACCAACATTTGATTCTGTTATGAGAGATACTGTATTATTCACAAAACGAATTGTATTTGATGTTGTATTACCTATATTTGTAATGTAATTAAGTGTGGAACAAACAGTACAGGTTGGTACATTACTCAAATAACGACCATCACCTTTGAAGAAATACGCTTGAACATTTCCTGTGACAGTCAATATACTATCAAAACCCGCATCATCCTGAATGGATACGTTTGCACCTATATCTAAGTTATGTCTAGGATCTGAATTTGCTATGCCTACATTTGAAAATGTTACAAAAGATGTTTGTGGATTATTGAATTGCACTGTATTTGACGTGACATTACCAAAATTGACAGCGACTTCTAAATCTGTATAACTCACGGTGTTTTGAACTCCATTACCGTCACCAATAAAACCTCGGGCTACGATAATCCCGTCCACGACTAAAACATTTGGGGAATGTTCATCCACATAAAATTTAGAACCAACGTCTAATGTATGCACTGGGTCAGTATTAGAAATACCAACATTACCAGCGCAAACAAATGACCGTGTCGTATTCAAAAATTGAATTGTATTGGATGTAATGTTAGAACGTGCCGTGGCTTCAGCAAATGTTGTGGTACTGGTAATATTTTGAACCAAAGTACCATCACCTTTGAAATACACAGCCGTCACATTTCCACCAACCATCAAATTACCAGTAGAAGTAATGTTACCATTCACAAATAAAACATCTTCTGCTGTATCATCTATATACACATTTGAACCAATATCCAATGTGTGAATTGGATTCAAATTGGAAATACCCGCCTTTGCGCCTTGAATTGTTGTAAAAGAATATGCTGTGTTTAAAAATTGTAATGAAATATTAGTGGATGATCCTAAATTAGAAACTTCTTGTAAGTTGGCTGTCATGACAACATTCGTCATATAACGACCATCACCGTAATAGTAATCTGCGACAACATTACCCAAAACAGTCATCACATTTGTTCCCAAATCCTGCACTGAAAGGTTGGAACCCACATCCAATGTATTTTCGGGACTCACATTAGCAATACCAACTTTATCTGTAGTCACAAAACCAACACTCGAATTACGAAATTCTATAGTACTTGATGTTACATTACCAACAAAAACAGACATCGCTATCGCTACTATTATCTTATATATATTTTTTATAAAAAAATCACATTCACTTTTTACATATGGGTCTCATATCTAAAAAGTGAGTATTCCTGCCGGGTGTCGATCCCGGGTTTGCGCGTTTTGCTCTTGTAGTTTTGACACTACTCAAATATCATTGATTGGATTGGTGATAAGCACGCCACACTGACCGTTGTGTTACAGGAACTTTTGCGACACATATATTATTATATATTATTCTTTAAGTATTATAATTGGTCTTCTATATCTTGGAGATTTCTGTGTGTCAAACTTCTCTTTTCATCTATCTTTTTTAAAACCCTTGGTTCTTGTGTATCCATTATGCTTAGACCATTACATACATCTGGTTTATTTACTCTATCTGGAAATATAATATTGAATTCTTTAATGCTTTCTTCTGGAATATCGGGTGCCTCAGATAAAAGACGATCATACTCTTCTCTACACTTATTTACAAATTCTAAAACAGGAACCCTATCTTTTCTTTGTAATGATAATTCCATATCTATTCCTCTATAATACTTTGCATATTGTATAGACATTAATGAGTGTGCTTCGGAAAGTGATTGACTTTGACTAAATTTTGCTATAGAAGTTAAAATTCCACTTATTATATTTAATGTCGCAAAGAAGTATTGTATGACTAAAATAAACATCTTTTGTTTATCAGACGTATTATCCGGACTTAATACAGCAAATCCACCAACACCCGTTATACTTGACATTATTATGGTGGGATACGTAAGCCTATCTGCATTTTTTTTGAGTTTCATACGTGCGTGGTTGTGGAGCCATCTATAACCAGCAGCACGTTCTGCCCATTTATACACAAGTGCTTCTTGTTGAGGACACCATTCCGGTGTGTCGCTCATTATCTTGCTGTAATTTACAGAGAATAAAAATAACCACTTGATATAAGAGTATGTGCGACGTTTCAGGACCAAGCACTGCCGCTGTCATCGCATTGAATGCCATAGGAGCACAAGATGTTCACTTACTCGAGGAAGACGACATTGAAAAATCATTTTTTCATTATAAGACAGAACAACATACAGATTTTTCCACATTTCGAAGAGTCACACAAATAGATAATAAAACAAAACAAAAATACTGGCCATTTGGTCTACAAGGAAATGAAGTCAAAATTACACTAAATCCACAAAATATGGGCGACTTATTAGCAAATATGTATCTCGTCATGGAACTCCCCCCATGCATGTATGCCAGATATGTAGGAAGAAGTTTATTCAAATCAATTGCATTTAAAGTAGATGGTATAGAAATTGAAAAAATATATGATGATTGGCAAGTCATATATGATGAACTTTATCTCGAACAATCAGAAAAAGACGCAAATGATTATCTCATCAACAGAATGATGTATCCTGTCAATACACAAAGATTAGAAAAAAAAGAAATACTCAATGGATTAGGGGCACTCTCAACCATAGAAACAATCGTTCCTTTACGATTTTTCTTCTCTAGAAAATATTCGAAATCATCATACGAATCAAATAAACAAAATAAACCATTCTTCCCACTTTGTGCTATATATAATCAAAAAATAATTTTAGAAATTGAATTTAACAGCGTTTACTATTTTAGCAAACCTGTGACTACAGAAGCCTTAGCCGAACCTAAATTTACACAAAGTACGTCATTTGATTTCCCAACACTCCCGAATTTCAAAATCATCACGGAAGAAATAACACTCACGCAAGAAGAAAGAATGTTCTATATTAAACAAAAATATGATACACTTGTAAATCTTGTATTTAAAAATCCAACAGCAGATAGCCAACTTCAAAGTGATATTATAAAAAATAATTTAGTTCCGAATTTGGCGGTGAAATGTATTCATTGGTTTGTTCGTAAAAAAGCATACGAATACAAAGATAAAGTTGATTTTGAAGTAGGAACCAAAGAATTTACGGAGGCATACAGAAGTCGTTACATTAAAGATAGAGTGAATTTGATAGATAGCCGATACAGATTTGAAAAAATAAAAAACGCAAAATTGTTTTTGAATTCTTTGGATTTACCAAATGTTTCCATCGCGGATCATAATTATTTCAAATATTACACAACATATCAGGCGAGGTTGAGTTGTCCCGACAAAAACATATATACATATTCGTTTTCTATGAACCCATTTAATGCACAATCAACGGGGTCTCTCGATTTTTCAAACTTTAATTCTGATAAAACATTTTTAGAAGTTAAATTACAATCTGGTGTATATACCGTTGATCCTTTCCGAATACCAGGGGTAGATCGTTTATCAGAAGAATATTCACTTTATATATTCTACACTGGATATAAGTTAATGTCTTTTGAAAACGGGTTTATGAGTTTAAACGAATAAGTCAATAATACAATAAAAAAAATGAGAACTGGTTTTGATTTGACGGGTTCTAATGCTAATGAAGGTATGGAACAACAATACCTTCAAAGCATGGTAAATATTATTCAACCAGTCATGGAAGAAGCCATTGTTCTCGCGTCAAAATATTGTAAAGCGTGTAAAAGAGACGTGCTTCTCGATCAAGATATTGAATACGCATTAAAATATTGTGTTATGCATCGTGTTGGTGTAAATTCTGGGTCAATTTTACCAGAAATCCAGGAAGATGAAGATGAAGAGGAAGAGGAAGAGGAGTTGGTGGATGAAGAGGATTGCCCCCCTTTTATGAGGTATTCAGGAAATGAAGATTTATTTTTGAGAATAAATAAAAGTCATGACGATTGGAAAGATTGGAATCCTGATGTGCCCATCCAACAATTTTTAAAAAAGTGTATTGATAATAATGAACTTGCATTCACAAATTCTGACTTCGACAGTGACTCCGACGGGGTGGAATGTGAATGATAATAAAGAATTTAAATACATAGATGAAGACACAGAGAGTGAATGTTCTAACTTTGATGATTATGTTCCAGAAGAACCTAAAAAAATCAAAAAAAAATTTAAAACTATGATGTCAAAGGAGGAATTTATCCCAGAATAATTTTCTATTTTTAATATATACTATACATAATGAGTGAAAACGTAGTGCGAACCGTCGCAAGTGAACTTGAAACACAGTCTCTCTCAGCCATCGTCGGTGGTTTTACATTTGCTGCGGCTCTTTCTTGGATGGATCTCGTTCGTTTCCTTGTCGCCTCAGTGATTAAAGTGAACAAGAATGGTGGTTCTCACTATGCTTTGACTGCCATCTTGACAACTCTTCTTTCCATCTTGGTCTACATGATCATCCGAAACATCAACAAGGGTGTCAAACGTCCAGAACAACCAATCTACGCAGTTACTCGCTAACGCCCTCCTGGTTTAACAATAAACAATATAATAGTCCCCGTGAGTATAATAACACTCATGGCTATATAAATCTTATATTTTTCCCATCTATCAACATCTTCAAATTCAGGGATGTTTATTGGTGGAGGTAAAGAAATATCTCTTTTCACTTTTGGTTTATTTTTTAATTTGTCTTTAGAACACGTCAAAGAGATTTTTAATGAATAATTCATATTTCTAAAATCATAAGGAATAAGTTTTTCTCCATGCAAATAAAACATTTCAAAACGAAACTTTTTAATATTTTTAATAGAACCACTCGAAAATAAATGCTCTATTGGATCATCCCTCCCTATATAATGTGTTTTATACCTATCTTTTAATTGTATTCTTCCTGTAAAAAATGGATCGGCACAGAATACATCTTTTGAGAGAATTTCTGAACCCGATGAAATTTTTAAAACGAGTGTATTTGGTCCATTCAAATTAATAGCATCTGACACTATTTTATTACCTGAGGAAGAAACATATTCTTTTGAAAAACCTAAAACGTTGTATGGTGAATTATCATTATTCATATAAAGTGCGAATTCGTGCGTTCCTGTAAATGTGAGACGAGATGTTTCACTTGAATATGAAACTGATGTAATGTTTGAATTGGCATTTGATAATTGAGATTGTAAATCACTCGCTAAAACATTTCCATCTGTGTAATTTTTTGTATCGAGTTGAATGGTTACATTTTTGGATATTGGTATATCCCTGACAATTAATGTATTATTTGTATTACACAACGTTAATTGAGGTGTGTGAAAATTACCCGAGACAATGGTCAATTTTGAAACATCATATATTTCATTTTTTAATTCTACTTCAAAATTATTTATATTTGTAAAAGTATTGATGTCTCTCTCTGAACTATCTACGTCGAGTATCACTACTTCACTCATTAAAATGTATGTATAAAATTTTAATGAGTGATTATCACTGTTGAAAAGTAAAATAAATTTATCCTGAAAGGGAATTCGCCAATGGATTGTTTGCGAGTTGTCTTTTGGCGATGTCGAGATCGAGACGAGTATTCGCTTGTCCTTTGTATGGATTGAGTTGTTGATATTCTGTTTGGACATATTGTTGTGTCCATCCACCACTTACTGGATTGAGACGGCCATCAACACGGCTATTGTCTGAACGTACCGATGTGATAATACCTCCTTGGTTAAGTGGCCCCGCTCTCACATTCATGCGGCCAGCATTTCCTGGTCTATCGGCTTGAGAACGTCGTTCACTATATCTCAAACCATATTTAGCAAGTTCTTGAGCGGTCATGACACGTTGTCCTTGATTTGTGGCTTGGATCAAAGATGAATTAGAGTATCCACCATAAAAGGAAGAAACCCCGGGTGTGACACGATCTTGGTATTTGTATTCAGCCCCTGTAATATCTGATTTATTTCTAGTTGGATCTTGTGACAAAGTTTCACTTCCAACAAAGTGTTTTGCTGGAGCAAAGTTAAGTCCATCTGAACGATAAGATGTTTGGGCACGATGTGTGCTTCTCTTGGAACGTTCGTAATGTTGTCTCCCGGTGTCGCCTGTTATAGCCCCCCCTTGGCCTTGGGCTCTGCCTTGGGTTGGTGGTAAACGAGATGGAAGGTGCGCCGTCTTCTCTGGACGATTGTGTCCGATTTGTTGTGGTAAAGTACCCCGACCACCAGAAATATCACCGGCTGGACCAGGTCGACCTGGGAGAGTTGTCATACGATACGCACCAACATTTTCAGGCATGGCCCGGAACATTTGTTGGAAACCACCAACGGCTGGAACATCCGCGGCGACACCTAAACCTGGACCGACCTGTTGTTTTTCAATGGGTGAAAGATTGTTCATAACACCCAAATCCGTAACGAAACGGTCTTTCATATCTAAAACTTCCTGTCCGCTGCTTCTAGATTGTTTTACTAAATCAGTAAATGGAGTTTGAACTTCATTACTTACTAAGGCTCTTTCTTCGCCATTCACTTTGAAATCAGTATTAAAATTTGTCGCTGCCATAATAGCACCCGCATTTGGTGGAATGAATGGATCACTATTTTCTGGTTCTGGGTTATTTTTACGAACAGGAACTTCTCTTTCACTCAAAGTTTTTCCGGCATAAATTAAACCCATCAAAGCCATAACAGATAGGGGATCTGCCATTTATTAATTGTTGATATTTTTATTATATCGCAAATCAAACAAATTATTCTGAAGGTCAGCACGAGAACTGACTGGATCATATGAACGGGGGAGAGGAGGGGGTGGCATGGTCTTATGAACTGGGAACAAGTTCTTTTCATACCGATCTACTGTAATCTTACCAAACTGTGTCGTTGTCTGTGGTCTAAGTTCATCGCTTGTTTCAATGTATTCCGCAGGAGAACCTTTACCAGCCATATAAGGAGAAGTTCCGTAAAGGACGGTGTTTGGACGAGAACTCACGTAATTCAAACTTGACGCTTGGGGATATGTAAATACATAGTCCAAGGCACTGTGTTCGGGAACCGCTGGATTTTTAAGACGAACTAAATCTGGCTGTAGTTGATACGCCATTTTATTATTTACTAAGAATATTTATCCTCGTTTATTGCTTCCGTAATCCAATCCTCTGAATTGTTCTAACTGAACACCTCGGGCATCTGGACTACATACACCAGTATCGCTACGGCAAATTGGAGCAAATTTTTCGCCATATAACCATTCAGCAAAACCAGTTTGGTCGCCTGGAATAGTTGTGACGGGGCTCGATACAAATTGTCTAGCCGCTGAATACCGTTGCTGGTCTGGTAAAGGAGAACGAGAACGACCAGCATCATAGGGTAATGTGTCATCCAAATTCTTTTTAATTAGGGGAGCAACGGAAGCACTGTAACAAGCGGGAGGGCGATTGGGACGGTCAGTATAATCTGTCATTAAAACATTACCCATGGGGTTTTCTATAGTTGGTATTTGACAATTTCCATAGGCTTGATCACCCGAACCTTCTGGACGATATAGGTTTTCTTTAATCATATTTGAACGATACATAAGGTATAAAACAGCAAGAACCATTATACCCAATACAAATATACGAACATCACGACGTAAAAGATAAATCAAACACGTCGCATAAATAATAAAACGAGATGTAGCATTCACTCGCTCTTCTGAAGTTTGACGAGCATTTGGCCAAAATTCAAGAACCTTATTTACATCAAAAAGAATTCTTGGATCTTCAAACCAAGTTTCCATTTATATAATATGGGTATTTATTTTTTCATCATACCACCAAGGAAACCACTCATCATTTTTTGGAGAGAGGCCTCATCTAAACCACCTGAACCACCACCCTGGATAGTCTTCGCAGCCTCCTGCGCGAGTTTCTCAATAGCAAATAATGTCTCGTCGGGAACAGCAGAAATAGCCGTACCAAGCATGTAAAGCGTTTGAAGATATTGCCAAATTGCGTCGCGTGTCTTGGGAGAACACTTAGACCATTTGTCTTTCATATTCAAATCCTTGATAAAATCAATATTCAAAATATCTTCTGTAATAAACGTATCATCCTTATTTGAAATCTTTTCAGAATATGGACCAACACCTTTCATGTAGGCTTCTACACATTTTCGTGGATTTGTATCACGAAGTAGTTCAAACGATGTCATGAACTTTTTTATGCCACCCTCCTTGGGGAAGGTTTTGTGAAGTTCTGCAATAAATTGTCCCATCATATCGTTGAATGCAGAGACTGATGCCATTCTTATAATATAATATTATACAAAATCTTTAAGTTTAGAATGGCTCAGAAGATAATACTTCCTTCTGGGAAATACCGTTGTCTACAATGAAATAGACCATAATAGCATTTAAAACGGCTGGTTTTAAATAAGCGTTTAATTCTTTATTGGGTTCATTATTCATTTGACCCTTGATGTAAATATAAGACATTGTTATCAGAGCGGCAACAAAAGCGGCACCGGCTGGATCCCGGAGTGTCTCTGTGAGTTCCATTTACATATAACGGAGTTTTTTTGTTCGCTGTTCTGGGGCATCGTCAAACAAACTTTCTTCTTCACCTTGGGTTTGGGTGGAAATGGTTTTTATGTCTTCACCACCAACCTCATGTTCAAAGGGCACAGAACTTTCACCTTCTGATGCTGGTGGTTTAATCTCTGAATCCATCTCGGTGGTAGTGGTAGGGGCAGGTGGTGGATCGATACTTTGTTCTGGAGGTTTGTATCCATCATCTAAAGCATCTTCTCCTTGTTCCTCCTCCTCCTCCTCCCCCATTTCCTGTTCGTGGTCGACATCGTCATCATCTACGGGATCACTATCTTCAACATCAATATTTTCATCTGTTTGACCCATGTATGTTTGAAGAATATGTTGAACTGGAAGCAATTCTTTTATAGTTGTTTCGATAACATCACCAAAACGCTTAAAAAGTTCCTTATCACGTGCGTATTCAGATTGAACCTCATTAAATATGTATGGATCATTGTAAAGTTCGCGGGCAGCATTGTTATATACCGTCTGAACAAAAACTTCGTTCGTAGGGAGTTTGAGGGAGAGTTTACGGTTTTCAGTCTTGAGACGAACAGCAGACAATATCTTCACATGACTCACAAAAACAGCAGCCAATAAATCATTAAACCAAGAACATTTATTCACGAGGTTGTCTGTATGTTGTTTAGACATCGCATTAGACCAGTTAGGAACTTCTTTCAATAATTTTTGAAACATTTGCAGAACTTTTCTATTGTTAGATAATTTGGATGCTTCCTGGAACATTTCATGAAAAACATCTATCATAACTGGGGCCATCAAAGAAATCAACTTATCGGTGTATTCTCTTTTAGCATCGACAAGAATACTCAGTGTGCTTTCCATTTTATGATAGATGGTTGTTTTTTTTACAGAATTCATTACGCACCTCCTTTCCTATATCTATTTGCCGCCTTTTTCAAGTTTATCAAGGTAGGCAATTCAATATCTTCTTCCTGCTTTATAGGTTCTGTATCTGTGGCTGTGGAGGGCTTTTGTTTTTTATTGTTAATAACCCAAGATATATACAGAGAATAAGGCTCAACTCGATACACTTCAAAACCACCATTTCTAAATTGTCGTTCCAAGTATATCAAAGCCATACCTCTGTCAAAAGAAGGAAAACCAAATAAAAATGAAGGAATTGTTAAGAGAACGTATTTGTATCCCATCTCCGTAGATTGTTTAATTTTTCTACAAAATTGTTCATATATTCGTTTATATGTCTCCTTGCGAATACGCTTTCTTTCATAATCGACTGTAGCGACATCATTAATTCTCAACATTTCATCATTAACGTTAATATTAGTTAAACTTATTTTTTACAGAATCAAACTCACCTTTGGAAATTTGACCCTTTTCTTTTATTAATTCATATTTTGTAAAATTTTCAGCCTTGCCATCTGAAACATAAGCACTGATATTACTTGGAGAATCTATACTGAGGGGTTGTGTTCGAACCGCACGGACTTTAGCATTCTCTAATTCAACTTCAGCCGTCACAGCAAAACCATAGGCATACCCATGATTACGAACAACCATGAACATTGCTTTTACGATCTGATCTCGACCTGTGTAATGTTTGTATTGTTTTATATCAGATGTTTCTATGATGTAAGTACAGTCATCTATTTTTTTAGAAATGTAGGCATTTGTATTACGAATAATTTCCTGAAGGTGGAACATATCTATATTCAGAGGAACTTCCTCATATTCCTTGGGGTTGGAGAATTCATCATCGATGAGCACATAATCAGAAGATTTTTTATGACCCACAAAGCCAAACATTTCCCTGTAATTTTCACGGCGTATATTCAGTAATAAAATAACCACCAGGAGAAGCAAAAATAATTGGGTCAGACGCATCTTATACTATCTTGCGTTATTTTTTTTTACAAATAAAAAATCAACTATTATAAGATGTCGCTACTGATTTTCAGTCCAAAGTGTTCTCATAGCAATGATTTGATAGATTATCTTAACAGACACCCACAATTTAAGAGTGTTGTGAAGTTTCATAACATTAATGTTCACGGGATACCACCACAGTTTAAATCAAAAATAAAAAATGTACCCACTCTCATAACGACGAATGGAAAGTTTTTGGTGGGAAAAGAAATAAAAAATTGGTTCGATTCACTTCTCCCAAATAAAGAAATTACAAACATTCAGTTGGGAGGTGGGGGTTTCGGTCTCTCTTCACTCGATAATGATACGGGGGACGACGACTTCTCTGGTGGGTTCGCAATTGATAATTACGGACAATCACTACAACCCGTCATGACACCTGAATTAGAGGCAAGAATAACGAGAGATGTTAAAGACGCATTCACGAGTGTAAATGAATCAAAAAAATAATTAAAGATTTAACTACCATTTTTATACATGAAACTCACGACAATACAAGCATCTGCTTTGAAATCATGTTTTGAGGTGTTGAAAGACATTCTAAACGATGTGAATATATACTTTAAACCCACTGGTGTATATATAACAACTTTAGATACAGCGAGAACATCTCTCATTGATCTCTTTCTCGCCGCTGAAAATTTTGAAGAATATGAATGCCCGGAACCCATTGTTGCGGGGGTTAATATTTCAAATACTTTCAAACTTTTGAAATCTATTACAAACAATGATATTCTAAAACTTTCTATAACATCAAAAGAATTTATGAATTTTGAAATAGAAAGTGATCTTAAAAAAACAACAACGAAATTTGAACTCAAACTTCTCGACATTAATGAAAATATATATGAAGTTCCAGAAATACCAATGAATGTTACGACATCTATACCTGCCATTGATTTTCAAAGAATTTGTAGAGATATGAGCAATATTGGTTCTGAAATAAAAATTATAAGAAAAGATAATATATTTTCACTCAGTTGTATGGGGGACTTCGCAAATCAAGAAACATCAATTGAATGTGTAGAAAATATAGATTCGGACATTTGTGGTATATATTCACTCCGATATCTCAATATATTCACAAAAGCGACAAGTATTTGTTCCATGGTACAAGTTTTACAAGAAAGGGCAAATAGGTTTTTGGTACTTAAATATAGTATTGCAAATCTAGGAGAACTAAAATTCTACTTGGCGACTAAGGTAGAAGATGTTTAACATTCGTACTTGTTGAAACAACTTTAATCTTATTTAGGGCATTAGATACGACCATACAAGGGTATTCCTTTTGTAATGTATCATCATCGTAAAAAAATAGATCCCGTATAAGAATATCTTCATATCCATAAAAGTTATTCTTATAGCCGGAATAACGACGTATTTTTTCCGTCACATCCCTCATAACCTGACCCTCGCCATTCATTAAAACTGCCTTTGTTATTGGCACAGAGAATACAACATCCGCATTATCACGCGGGGGCCAGGCGTATTCAAAATCCTTTGTTATATATTTATACACGTTGTTCTTGTAAAAATACTTTATGCGGATGATGGGGTTCTTTACATTCGCAGGAACAAAATCCTTTCGTACATCCACGTGTGTTATATCAACAAAATGCTTGGTATTATAAGGAGACCAATAGGACTCCTCACGACGCCAGAAATCACTCGTGATTTCGTAATTCTCCTTCCAATCTATCTCGTATTCCAATGTTCGTGAAATAAGTTTGTAATCCGTTTCTTGAAATAATTGTTTATATGTACCATACACCCATACAATAACAGAGGTTAAAAGTTTGACAAACATTAAATATAATGGAAGGTAATTTTTTAAGTAGATACAATAATACTATAGATGATTTTATTAAAAAAATTATAGATGATCCAATCAATAAAAACCTTTATGAAATGCAAATGTCAGAGTATATAATTAATTGTATGCCCTATATGAATAAACACGCACAAGAAAATAATGAAAAAGTGATTGATAATGACAATGTCTTTAATTGTAAAGAAAAAAGGGGTCTAGATAGAAAAGATATATATATGGACTATTTAGCAAACGTTGAAAATTTAAACATAGATAGAAAACAAGAAAAAAAGGAAGAAGGATGCCCTAGGTGTAAAACAAGTAATATATTAATATTTATAGAAACAAATGATGTCGTATGCGATGGATGTGGATTTGTTGTGGATACAATAATTAGTGAAGAACTCACATACAGGGAAGAACAAGAATCAACAGAGAAAATTATTAATTACTCATACAAAAGAGAAAATCATTTTAACGAGTGGATTTCACAATTTCAAGCACAAGAGATGACCACAATACCACAAGATGTCATTGATAAATTGAGATTGGAACTCAAAAAAATGAAAATCAAAAAATTAGATGAAATAACACACGCTAAAATAAGGGGATTACTCAAGAAATTGAGACTCAACAAATATTATGAACACGTTCCATACATTACAAATATTCTAAATGGAATAAGTGCACCTAATATGCCACAAGAATTAGAAGAAAGATTGAGAATCATGTTTAGGGATATACAAAAACCATTTGATAAACACTGCCCCTCGGAAAGAAAAAATTTCCTAAGTTATTCATACGTTTTATACAAATTCTGTGAACTCTTGGGTGAAGATGAATATTTACAATACTTTCCACTCTTGAAATCAAAAGAAAAATTATATCAACAAGATCTCATATTCAAAAAAATATGTGAAGAACTTCGTTGGGAATTCATACCGACAATTTAAATTTAAAGAAATTACACAAAAAAGAAATATAATGAAGTACGTTTTTTTTGTCATGCAAACTTCATTATATTATTTTAAAAAAAGCATTGAAACGCTATACGTGGGATTAAGAAACCCAGTGAAATTTTATGAAGAAGAAAGAAAACAAAATGAAATGATCATGAAAGTTTTACCGGCACTCGTAGCCACATCCATGTTTACACAACGTGAGAATCAGAAATAATAAAAGTCGTTATGATGTATTTTTCATGATTATATACTTCTTCACCACAATGAAAATAAGTCCACGAAGAAGGAAAAATTAATAAAGACCCACGCGTTGGATGAATTCGTTTTCCACATGAAAATAGTGTAGAACCACCATCGTTTTCATCCAATGTATTCAAGTAAAATATACAAGAGAGTTTTCTATCTATAGTAGAATAATATGAATCTTCATGCCATTTGTAATAATCACCCTTCTTATAATGTTGTATATGATAACCACTATCCCTACAATCGTCAAATGTCTGAACATAGTATGAACCTATACTATATATATATTTCTCTAAATACTTTGATAATACTTCATGTATATGTTTGTCAATATCACACCAATCATCTAAGGGAGTAATATACAAATCAGACGAAGATTTGTACTTTATATCTATACCACTTGTTGTTTTACCTTTTATTTTTCTTTCATCTTTTTCAAATTTTTGTATTATATGATCACATATGTCTTGAGATAAAACATCTTTAAATTCTATGATGAATTCCATGTAATAATATATTTATTCATTTCTTAAAATAAAAGAAGTAATGATGTATTTACAACCATACTTCACTTCCTCTCCACAATGATAATACGGCCATGATGTGGGAAATATAACCATTTTACCAGTTTCAGGAATAATATTCTTACCACAAGAAAACATTGTGCGACCACCATCATTTTCATTCATATCATTCAAATACCAAATACAATTTATATGTCTCAGATTACCACCATCTTGGTGCCATCTAAAATATTCACCCTTTTGAACTCGTTGTATTTGATAACCAGTGTCTCTCATATTATAGAAGGTTGTTTCATTAACATTTATATCTATTCCGTCGAGAACAGTATTTTGAATATAGTCGGTATAGTTTTGAATACACTCCCGCATTTTTAAACAAAGAATATCATCTATGTCTTTCCAATCATCTAAGAGACTTATTCGTAAATCGGTGCTTTTAGTTATTTCAGGTGAATACCACTTTCCATAACCTTTTCTATCGTCTTTTTCAAAACGTTCTATTATATGGGCACACAAGTCAGGAGACAAATTATTTTTTATTTCATGTATATATTCCATACTCATACTTATACTAAGAACATGAATTATTTTTAAGTATTTCATCAGTTCTTGTGATGAAAGTTGTCAAGATATATTTGGTTTTACCTAGAACTGTTTGACCACGATGGTAGTTCGTCCAAGTCGCGGGAAACATAACAAGTTTTCCTTCAACTGGTTGAACACTTTTTCCACATTCAAACTCAGTCTTGCCACCATCTTCGTCATCTAATGTAGTCAAATATATAATACATGTCATCATTCTATTAAAACTAAATCGTGAAAAATCTTCATGCCAATTGTAATATTCACCCTTCCTTAAACGCTGAACTTTATACCCAGTATCACTTAAATTAAAAAATATACCGGATGTGTGGAAATTTATATTTTTAGACTTCATACAACCTTCTACATATTTTATATACTGATTCAAAGACCTCGTCAATTTACCACAAACAATTTTATCTATATCAGACCAATCCGGTAATTCTGATATAAATAAATCTGTGCTTCTCTTCGTCTTTTCATCATAACCACCTACAGTTGTTCCATTGAATTTTCTATGATCGAGTTCAAACCTTTTTATAATATCTTTACATTGTTCGGATGATAGGAAATTATCAATTTCATATATAAAATCCATTTAAATAAATGTATAATTTAGTCTTTATATGGATATGTATGAACCCATATATTACATATATACTTTTCACCCTCCTCAACGTCTTTACCACCGTGCATCGCTTTCCCACACACTAATCCGTAATTGTCTAAATTTTCAAATTTTAAAACATCACCCTTATTCAAACGATACGATTTGTCTAAATTTGGAAAATATGTCTCACCACCTTTATAGGAATCATTCAAACCTATGATAAATGTGTACAATCTTTGGTTGTTCTTTTCCTTTGTAGAATGACACCCCGTTGAACTCGTGCACGCATCATAATGAGGTCTGTAAAAACCACCACTCTCGTACCTCAAAACCTGTAAATGCTCGCAATTTTTCATGGGACGATCACATTTAGATAAACATTTTTTCATGACATTATAAACAATAGGGTCTTTATTCGGATCTAACCAAGCAGTTTCACTATTTCTTACACTCGTATTTAATGTGTTACTATTACTAATGACTTCGGACTTTTTAAATGTACCCCTAGCCTTTTCAATGATATGAGCACACTCGTCTTCTGAAATCATACCGCGATACACAAGAGGTTCTCTATATGTAGGTATGAGGAATAAAACAAATAATATTAAAATTATTAAATATATATACATATCTATCTATTAGATTACAATATTATTTTCTAAATTCCCAATTTTCGTGAATCCACGGAACAACACAGTTGTACCGAGTACCGATACACTTTAACTCTGTGTTTGTATATTTTACCAAGGCACCCAAATTATCTAAAACATATTCACGCTTTGATGTATCCAAAACGAACTGTCTCAGAAAATCACTCGTTGAATCACAAAACATACGCAAAATGTAATGAATGTCTCGCTTCTTTTCGCGACACTTTTCACGACGTTGGATTTTTTTCTGAAATTCATTATCATCTATCTCGTTCATCATATAACTCATACGCAAATCCTTATTATTATCACCCTGCTCCAAATTATATACATAATGAAGTTCAATGCGTTCAATGTGTATGACACTTCTGTGAATTTGTAATACCTTAAGAACATCATTGGGTAAATTCATACGCTCCAATACATACACACTGGGTATATTTAGAGCGTTACACAACTCATAAATATCTGGAAGACCACCACAAGGAATATCACCGTGCTCCCTCGACTGTATACCGTTTCGCATCTTAAATTCATAATAATGGGGATTATGAACTCGACCCGTGTCTATCTGTAAAGTATTCCAATCAAATGCCACATGACAGTCGGGACACCACATCTGGCGACACCCAGAAATAAATGTAATCATCGTGCCACAAGAAGGACACCCTTTCGTGTCCTTTTTTATTAATTCCATGGTTTTAACTGCCGCGGGATCACACTCGTGTCCGACCGAATTGACTTCATTGCATTTGCTACATATATGATTCTCACACACACCACAACGCCACTGGGAACTCAAAAAACCACGACAATCAGCGATGGGACATTTACGGACAAAACGGTGTCGTTCCTCTCGTTCATCAACGTTTGAATTCGTGTGACGAAGTAAATATATGCGTTCTTCAACTCGGGATCGTTCTACATATAAATCATTAATACGCTTATTAATATCATTAATGTTATTTGTATATTCACGAGCCTTTAATTCACGAGTCACAAAAGGTTGAGTACCAGGCATTAAAACCTTTTCGCGCTCAAATAATATTTTTTCACGATGTTTCTTATATGTACCATTTCTAAAACTTTTCGTACACACTTTATCAATAAACTCACGATTCCATAAATTTTTACAATTCATACAATGTGCATCTTGAAAAGTGGAGAGTAAATAATTCTGAACACACGTTCGACAACTTAAATAATCACAAAAAGAACATGAAACTTTTTTGTGATTACTGATGTTATATGGATTACAACAAACACAGCAATCCATTTTCTTATATTTTTATACATTTTTACCTTTAAACTTATCTCTAATCCAATCACGGTCGGATTTGAAAATCTTAGACAATTTAGGATTAGTATTCTTAAACAATATCATCAAAACATTCAACTTCCTGAATAAACCCAACCAAGGCTCACCATCACGAATAACACGCATCAATGCCCTGTGCCTGGCTAATTCTGATTTGTGTATGACATCTTTGTATCCATGGTCTGATAAAAGGCTATTATTACCCAATGGGATTATAACCTTTGACTTCTTCTTCATTATAATCTATTGAGAACTTTTTTTAGTTTCTGACTTTCAAATATTTCTCTACGTCTATTAACATTGTTATTAATATTTAGAACGGCACGACCGTGGAATGCCTTTTGAAGAATGTTTAATTTACTCTTATTTGTTTCGTTTTTTAATTTAAGTTTCTTGTTAAGTAATTCCCGTAATTGTTTTAACTCTTCAATAGTTTTTGCCTCCTTGATACGTTTTTCCCACCCACGGCGATACACACCCGTCCCACCTGGAATGTTTTTAGGAATTTGTTTCAAAAATTTATTTTTTTCTTGATTGAATTTCGTGCCACCTTCAAATAAAACTGTTAGACCTTCTTCAACTTTTTCAATAATTTTTTTATCATTTGATATTTTTTTCATATTTTTTTTTCTACCTTCGGCCAAACTTCTTTTAATTTCTTCAATTCTTTGTGTTCCCATTGACGGTTTATTGTTATTTATTTTATTGGAAACCGAACTATTCTTTAGTTTAAATACTTTTTAGGTGTAGATTTTAAATTGCGTTTTAAATTCATTTCAAACTGTCTTAATGATTTCAAATTTGTTGATTCATTAAGACGTTCTTTGTATTCGTTTTTCAATTTACTTTTACCAGTAAAGTTTGTTTTTTCTAAAAGATTTCGCATCTCTTGTCTCCTTTTACCGAGACGTGTTTTAGTCTGATTCGTAGGACCAGGTGAGGCTACGTTTCTAGTTCTTTGGTTATTTCTTTCAGATATAGCCTTTCGCGACTCTTTAGCCTTTCGAGCCTCTTCAGCCTTTCGAGCATTGTTAGCTTCTTTAGCCTTTCGAGCATTGTTAGCAGCCTTTCGTGCCTCTTCAGCCTTTCGAGCATTGTTAGCAGCCTTTCGAGCCTCTTCAGCCTTTCGTGCCTCTTCAGCCTTTCGAGCATTGTTAGCAGCCTTTCGTGCCTCTTCAGCCTTTCGAGCATTGTTAGCCTTCGCGTTTGCTACATTGGATTTTCTATTATTTAAAGGGGTATTGTTTGCATTA